GCTGGTCGCTGCCGGGGTTAAACTCGAAGGGGTCGGCCTTCCGCTTCCCATGCTTCCCGCACGCAAGCTGCTCGGCGACGAACTTCTTCACCTTCGGGAGCGTCCGAATCTTAACGACGAGCGCGTCCATCCGCGCCGTCAGTTCCTCATCCATCTCCTCGATAACCGACATGTCTATCAACGCGCCACTATACTCAAGGTCGGCGAGGGTCAGCGACAGGGCAGGGAAGAAATGCTCGGCAAGGTTGCGGAAGCGGACGTTCTTCTTGTACTCAGTTTCAACAATCAACTTGTTGAACACACGCAGCGTGGCATCAGGATCACAGCCCGCATAATGGAACAGAAGCTCACCGGGGATGTTGGCGAAGGAACCGCCCTTCTCCGGGTTAGCGTCCTTGTGCTTATCCGTGTAATGCTCCAAGTCGCGCTCGTAGCCACCCATCCCCGTATAGACACAAGCCAACACCTTTAGGCCGTGCGTCCCGCGCTGGTCGTTGAGAACCAAGTGCGTCAGCATCACATCGCGCACGTTCGTCGGATCAACACCCAACGCGTGCCGAATATGCTGGCGGTCAAACTTCTCGTTCTGCGCGATCTTCAAGAGGCCACATAGGAAGAACGTCCGCAACGCCGCCTGCAACCGCGGGCGCTCATGTTCCTTCGGCCCGCCAGCGCGCCACGGACTCTCAGCATGGTCATACGGCACGACGTACCCGAACCCTTCCTCGTTCGTAAAGCTAAAACACAGGATGTCTGGGTACTTCGTCTGGAACGTAGTCAACGCGCCGGTTTCGGTGTCAAACGCAGTCGGCAGGCCGTCCTCAATAAACGCCTGCACCAGCGCCTCAACGTCTTCAATCTCGGTGAGTGTGTGATATTCCCCTTCCCCTTCAAGGAACGTGTACTCCCCTGACAGAATCTCGCCCGCAAGCTCAAACGCCTCGGCGAAACGTCCCAACTCGTGATCGAAGCGCATCACATAGGCCGGATGGATACACGGCAGGATCGGAAGGTCTTCATATCCGGGAAGGGTGCAGTGCATCGGCTTGCCATGAACCGTCGTGATACCTCTGCGCCCCGTAAAGAACTCAAGACTCACGTTCCCCATCGGCATGACAAGCTTCGGCTTCCGCGCCTGCAACTCCCGGAGTAGTTCGGGGGAACAGCACGTGGTTTCCGTCTTGTTCGGGTCACGGTTGAGCGGGGGGCGGCACCGTACAATGTTCGTATACCCCACCCTGACAGATGCGGACAGGAACTCATCCACGATCCCCCGGAGTACCGTACCCGCGCTGCGGCCTCGCTTACTGATATGAAACGGCTCCCCGGTTGCGTCTTCCCCCGCGCCCGGCGCTTCCCCAACGATAAGGATGTCCACGGGCTTGAACGGGCGCTCGTCCACACACCGGCGCTTGACTATATGCGGTTCCTTCGGCTTACTGAGAATCTTCGCGGCGTCGCGACGGTACGCCGCTTTGTGGTCAACGAAGTCCGCGCTGAACGGGAGCAGCGAACACCAATAACACCCGGACTTCGGTTCCGTCCCCGAAGCCACTATTGGGCGGGACGGGGTGATGCCCTCACTCTTGCACCGCCCCGCCCGTAGTGGCCCTTTCACTTTCTCTATTATACTTGGGCTTTTGCCCTTCAATGCTCAACCCTTCTCAATGAGAACAACCACACCGGGCTGACACGGTGTCAGTACCCAACGCAGGCCCCACATGAGCAACGGAGCGGGCCTAAAGGCCCATACAAGCGCCGACAGCTTGCGGTTCCCTCTTTGGCGGCTCCGATGACTCCTGTGGCTTCTGAGCGGCCTGTATACGACGCCAATACGCCAAGGTCGATGCCTTCCGATAGCCTTTAGGCCCACCATTCCACATCCGGGCCTGCTGCTCCATCGTGGCGTTCCTGCCGTAATGGTTCAGGTACACCTCAAACATCTCCCGGCTCTCGACCGGTGACAAACGGTCGTCATACGTCCAACGGCGGTGGCCGACGATCCGGTTACAGTCATCCACCATAATCTTCCAAATCTGCGCGATGCCGAGGGCATTACCGGAATCACCAATGGCCGTAGCAGCACCACCAGATTCCACAATGCACACGGCGCTCCATAACACGTCGAGTTGCGAACGTTCAGCAGGCATGGACGCGGGTTCAGCAGCAGGAACGGACGTTGGCTCAACGATCACGGAACCACAAGGCCGCGCCCTTTCCGCGGCGTTGATAGCCCACATCGTATGAACCGCGAGAGCAAACACACACGCCGTCGCGCCAACAGCCACAATCGTTGCGCTCACAGCAAGCCAAAGCGTCCACTTCTCTGCCCTAAGCATCACTCCGCTCCTTTCCGTTCTTGGTACCGCTCCAATAGCCGTACCCGTTCCTGCTCGATCCCTTCGTCATCAACCGCCGCTGCAACTTGCCGGTACACCCCGGCTGGACAAGGGTGTGGAAGTGGGAACAGGAACACAGCGGGAATCGCGCCCTGTTCCCAACAGTCCGCGCGCACACCGCACGCGCGGCATACACCACAGTGCGTAGGTGAACCAAAACATTCCGGCCTCTCGCTCACGTCAATCCCACTCCCAAGTTGTTTCCAACACAACAGCGAACATTATATCAGTCGCCCCCACCATACGTCAATACTTCTCTCAAAAACACTTCCGTGTCATACAGCGTTCTTCGCAAGCCGCCTTAATCGCTGTCGTACACGATCCGCCACGGTCAGATCGCGCCGCTGCTCCATCAGTTCGGGCAGTTCATCCCGCCGCTCGTCAGGGTCGCCATACGCCAAGGGCAGCGCCGTCACCTTGGGGACGCGCCCATATAACCGCCGCACAGTATCGTCCATCTCCTTCGACGCGTCAGGGTCGAGCGACACAACGACTTCTTCCAAGCCGTAGTCCACCAACGTTTCAAGCAGGGCCACTTGCGCGGCGCTCGGCTTCTTGCCGAACATCGCCACGGCGTCCTTGTGAGCCATGCAGTCGAACGGCCCCTCCACCAGAGCCACGACCTTCGCCCCGACCGCCCGATCAAAGTTCATCAGGGTGTGTTCCTTCGTAAAGTGCCCGTCCTCATTCTTCGGGTTCAAGGACTTCAACTTGTGCTTCCCGCAGTACCGAGACGTGAAATACACGTACTGGCCGTTCATCACGACAGGGAAGATGAGCCGCTGCGCATACCGCCCGCCAACACAGTAACGCACATCGAATAATTCGAGGAAGCGGGGAGGGATACCCCGTATCTTAGTGAAGTAATTGAAGCCCCGCGCGTACACACCCGTTTGACACCGTGTCAGATGCTCGGCATCGTCCGGCAGGGGCACCGGCTTGAGTTCGTCCGCCGCCCCATCAGGTGTAGCATACAGAATCTTCAACACGGTGGCCCGCAGGCTTTCGGCCCACTCCACGCGCATCTCACCCTTGAGCAACGCGTGTTCAACCAGCCGGATATACCCCCCGTTCAGTTCCATAAACATGGTGCGGAGGTTTCCCTCAAAGCCACACCGGAAGCAGATCGCAACACCCTTCACCGTATTGACCCGCAGCTTCCTCGCGTCAGACTCGTCACCCAACCGGTCGATGCAGAACGGACAAAACCATTGCAGTTCCGGCTCGTGCCCGATGTGTGACCCTAATCGTTGATCAAGATACGCCACGAGGCCCGGCCAGTGACGCCCGCTGACCCGTTTCTTACTCATTTCGACACATCCACCCAACTGCGCCCGGCCACCACGTCCCGACAGTGCTCACCGCCGTACTCAAACGTGCGGCACGCGTCCGGCCTGCATGCGTAGATACTGCACAACCGCGTCTGCGGGTCAAGGGCGACGCACGCCCCGTTCGAGTGCTGACACATGACGTGCGCCTTGCCCTGCGTATCCACACACTCCGACTTCTTCATCCACTTCGGGATGACATCTGGGTCAACCTCCTCGGTCATAGCAGAAAACACGCGCGCCTGCTTCAACCGGCGCTGGTCTGCACGCGTCAGCACCACCAGCAACTTACAACACAGCCCGCAGCCCGCGCACGTCACATCCTCAACCGGCATCTCAGTTCTCCCTGACCGTTTTTCGGGGCTTCTTTGTCTGCCGTCGATTATCGACGATCCAACCCGCGAGGTTACTCTGGGACAACGCCACGAGATTAGCAGAGCCATACGCGACCAGCACAGACGGGGCATTACTCGTCCCGCCGCGCGTCCCGTCGTTATGATAAAAACACACACGCCCGCGCAGGAACAGGAAACCCGTAGCTATCGGCCAAATATAATCGTGCCACGCCGCCGTTTCCGTTCGCGCAAAGATGAGAGCAAGCCCATCGCGGTGCGCGGCCATCCGCTTAAACCACGCGCCTGTATGCCGACCATAAGGCGGATTAAGCCAAACGCGGCCCACCCACGGCAGCGCTAAACCGTCGTCTTGCACCGTATAGTGTTTGGCGGCGGTGGGCCACGGACGCTTGACCGGGGCACAAGGGTCGAGGTCAAACACGCCAAGCGCCCCCACAATTTCAGGGGGTGTTAACCATTCGCCTTTCCAAGCGTCCATAGGGGTATTGAAGTTCTTTCCCGTCTCAGTTCTCCGCGATCAACTTCTTCGGCCCCTTGAACTTCTTCGATCCCTTGAACGCCTTCGGCCCCTTAAGCTTCTTGGGCACCGACGCCTTATGCACACGCGCAGCCGTCGCTGCGTCCACGCCGGGGATGTAGGTGGTTTCCACATCGAAGGGCGTTGCAATCTGCACATCCGCATGGTTGAACAGCGTACACGTCTGGATGAAGCACCGGCTCCTATCAATCAGGCACTCAATGGTCGAGCCGTCCTCATTATCCCGCAGGCCGACCACACAGAGCCGACAGTGGTTGTCCTGCTTCTCCGCCTTCGTCTGCCCGAAGCTGATACAAGCGTCCACGATAGCCCCCTTCTCGAACGCCTCAGCAAAGTCCTGCATGTCCGGGGACGCCTTCTCCCACGACGCCCGATTCGCTTGCGAGGCTGTCCAAACGGCGACGTTGAACTCACCCGCAATCTCACGAAGGTCTTCGTAGATACCCGCCTGCTCATGACGCATCTCACCGAGCCGCCGCTCAGCGCGCATGATGTCAGCGTAATCGGCAATCACCACGTCAGGGCGAAAGCCGTTCCCGATGAGGATACTCAGGTGGCTCCGCAACATTGAGGGGGTAAGCTTCCGGGTATGATAATGCTTCACCACCAACCCGCCCTTGACGAACTTCTTCTGCCGCACGTCCAACGCCGACGCATACGCGACCGGATCAGAGAACTTGAGTTTGTGCGCCGTCAGGCCAGCCAAACGGTCGTCATACCGCTTGTGAATCTTCTTGTCCTGCATCTCGCATGTGTAATGCGCAACGTTGAACCCGACAGGCGAGATCAAACTGCCATACGCGATGTTAATAAGTGTACTCGTCTTTCCCCGCTTCGGCGGAGCGAGGATCACGCCCAACTCACCGCGGCCTAAGCCGCCGCCCATCACGAAGTTCAGGTGCGGTAGGCCGGTCGGTATCTTATCCGTCCCGTCTTCGTCGTCCGTATACAGCGCCGCGCGGTCGAGCGCCCCGTACCAAATGCCCGTGTCGAGGATGTCTTCACCCACCAAATCAGCGTCTCGAATAAGGGGCCGGACGGACGCGCGGTTTCCCTTCTCGATCTCGTCCGCCGCCTCAACCACGGCGTTACACATCGCCTGCGTCTTCCCAAACTCCACTGCCTTGTCCTGCACGGCAGCAGCGTCAGTAATATCCATTCCGAACAATGACTCGATAAGTTTCTCCGCCTGCTTCACCGTATCAGGGTCAGGCGACGGTTTCGTTTCCTTGACCGCCTCAACAAACGTCGTCAGCGTAGGCAAGGACGCATACGCATCGACGTGCGTGAACAAAGCCTTGGCGAGCAGACGGTGGAGTGCCGAAAAGAAATACGAGGGGTCAAGCGCTGAACGAAACCGGATGATAAACGTCGGCTCTCGTGCAGCCACGGCCAAGATGTGTTGCTGAAACGCTTGGCCGAACTGCTCCGAGTACGTCCCCACTGTGTCTGCCACGCCCGCCTATCCCTTCCCCCGCCCGATTGAGCAGGTTTATCTTTCGAGCAGCACAGACGGCTCGGTGCAGCAGGGAAAACGCTGCATTACGGGCCTCGCGGTTCCCGTCGTCTGTGCTTGAGTTGGTGCCGCTGGATTCGTCCGTCCTGCCGCGACCAGCCACACCGAGCTTGCACGAAT